CTCACACATCCCTTTTTAATACCCCCTATTCATCAAAAATTCACCGGTGAATAGCGACTTTACAGGCACAAGCCGTGTCATTTTACCTTTTAGCATAAACAGACCCGTTACAGGGCTTTTTTAATTCCGCACAGCTGCTGTAAACGTCTCATAAAAATCCCGTCAATTAACATTTACCTAATAAAGAGGTAAACCATGCCGCAGAAAAAAATAAGGACTCTTGAACTTGCCAGAGTTGGTAAATGGGGTTTGGATGGAAGTGAAATCACAAGACAGGACATTGCCGAGTTAGCCGAAACTTTTTCCGGAAAACGCCCTGTAACGGTCGGGCACGATGTAACTGATCGCGTTCCCAAGTTCGGCGATGTACTCGACTGCTGGTCTTCTGCAGACGGCAATTCGATTATAGGTCCTGTTATGTTTACAGAAGCGGGCAATATGCTCTACGAGGGCGGATATTACGACGGCTGGTCTATATCGATGCCGAGGCGATCTGCTGACGGCAAACGTACGCTTCATCATTTGGCAATTCTTGGAGCGGTACCGCCTAAGATTCCAGGGCTCGCGGAGCTTGAGCAAATAGCGGTTAACTATTCGGCGTTTGCCGGTGAAGCCGCATCAAAAAACAGGTATCAATTTTCCGGAAAAATACCGGAGAAGGAGGATAACGATACAATGACGGAAGCTGAAAAAAAGGCTATGGCCGAAAAAGACGCCAAGATCGCAGAGCTCGAAGCGCAAAACAAAGCTTTAACTGATCAAGCGGCGCAAACATCACAACAAGTTACGGCGCAACAAGTTACGGCGCAGAAAACAGACGCAACTGCTGCGGCTGAACAGAAACAGGAAAGCGTTCCTATTGCGCCTAACGGACAGGATTTCGCGGATGTTAAAGCAGAGCTTGCCGGGATCAAGGCCGAAAGGCGGCGCGAGAGGCTTGAAGGGTTCGGGAGAAATATCGCAATGGCAGTTCCCGCAGGGATAGCGTCAAAGGCGAAAGTTTTAGCTGAACAAATCGAGGTTGTCGGAAATTTTGATTTTTCCGATAACGGAAAAACAGAAAAGCGTGACGCGCTATGGCTTCTTGGAGAAATACTCCGTGAATGGCCGCAGCCTGTAAAAACAGGAGCGTCAGGTTTTAATTACAGCGAAAGCTGCGGCGGTGAAAAACCTGTCGACTGGGCTGCCGCTGCCAAAAAAATGTAGGGAGGAAAACATAATGTTTTTAAAAACTCTATTGGGTTTAATGGTTAGCTACGAAAATGTGCCTGTGAAAAACAAGAGCGAAGTGGTACACCCGGGACACCAGCCGCTTATTGATACAGGTCTTCTTGCGGATAAAACCGCAGAGCTCAAAGCCGGAACAATTTTAAAGCTAAACGCCGCAGGAGATGCGCTGCAGCCTGCAGCCGCAGCCGACACCCCTGTCGGAGTGTTAGCTGAAGATTCTGACGGTAAAAACGCGGAAGTTCTTGTTTTATGGCATGGCGCTGTCGTATTCGGCCGTCTCCTGGACGCAAGCGGAGCGGCTGCGACTGCGGCTACTCGGGCTATGGCAAACAAATTGCGGGCGGCAGGGATTTACCCGCTTCAGCTCTTTACGAGCGCGAAAAAGGGGTAAAAAATGCCTGTAATAATAAAACCAAATGACATTGAAAGAATCATCGCGGCTAACGCGCCGGAAGAATCCAACGCGATGAATTATTTTGTAAACAGACCGCTTAAAAACTCCACACATATTGCGGTTGCGGAACTTGAAGCGGAATATGGAAACGTGCCTGTAATCAAGAGGGGCGCGTTAGGCGTAAGACCCGAAAGCGGAATTTCTGTAAGGGTAATCGAGCCTATGCCGATTGAAATTGATGATACTTTCACCGCCGTGGAAGTTGACGATTATGAGAGGGCAACCGATCAGGGCAAGCAGCAGATGATTGACGATAAAATCAGCGGCCATCTGCGTATAGTGCGTTCGACCACAAGAGCTCTTTGCGCCCAGGCGCATCGCGGCAGCATCAACTATATGATGCAGGCAGGAACACTAATGAGCCGTTATGAAGTTAATTACGGCGGAGTCAAGGGTATTCCTCTTGCAGATAACCTTGCAACCCTTACGATTGCAAGGCTCATCGTTATCTTGCAGCAGATGGCGACTGCAATACGTGAACAGGGTATCGGCGGGCCGATAGAATATATCGCGTCATCTGAAGTATTCCAGGCAATCATTGCAGCCGGAGCCAACCAGAAGGTTTATACAATCGTACCGGGTCCCGGGAAAATAAGCGTTGCCGGATTTGAAATACTCGTTGATAACGATTCCTGGATTGATATCAACAATGACGGAGTAAAATCCACAAAGCACATGGTGGAGCCTTTGGAAATTATGGCGCGTGCTGTAAACGCCGGGCAGAAACTTCCGTATTTGAAGCTCGATGATGTTGTGATGAATCAGGCTGTGCCATTCTACGCGTTTACCAAAGTGCGCACCGATCAAAGAGGAGAGGATCTCTTTGTTAAGAGTAAGCCTTTCCCGCTGATCAACCGCAAGGGAATCGTGTTCTCGAAATTCGCAGCTTAAGTTGATACTTTTTAATTTTAGAGGGCAGGCAACGGCGCTGTCCTCGCATAAAGTTTCCTGAGCGCTGACAGGAGTTATACAGCGTAGACAGCCCGGTAAGACGGGCTGTTTTTAACGGATTATATTATGCGTGAAACAATTATAACAATTGATGACCTTAAAAATGAACTTAACCCTGACGATTTCCGTACATCATCATATTCAGATGACGAGGTTGCAAAGCGAGCCATACGCAAAGCGGTTATCTGGGTTTACGGAAAAATTGCGTCTACCGGAAATGTTTATGATGAAACGGATGATGTTGTAAAAACAATCGTATTAAAAAGGGCTGTATACGAATTATTTTCTTATACAGGAAACGAAAGCCGCGCCAAGGCCAATGAACAGGACGCAGCGGATTTAATTGAAACTTATTTCGGCAGTATCGCGACAAAACATAACGATGATCCCGGTCCTTCAAGCGGATTTATATCAGCACAGGAGCCGCCGCGGTATGGGAGTTAAAGTTATAACACGTCCTCCTGATTACGCGAAAATGCTTGACGCGGGACTCGCTCCTGTAATGAAAAAAGCATCGATGTATCTTCAAAGCAGCGCGAATAAAAAAATCAATTCAGGAATAAGCCCCGCGAACGCGCCGTTAACCCAAGAGGTAAAAGAAGGAAGTCAAACACTGCGTGATCGCGGGGAGCTTGCGGTAAGCATATCGCCTCATTCCGGCGATCTCTGGGCAGATGCAAGCACAAATTTAAAATACGCCCGCATTCAACAGGAAGGCGGGACTATTACACCAAAAAACGCTAAAGCTCTTTTTATTCCAGCGGGTGCGAAAACAAGAACATTAATGCGTTCTTATAATGCCTGGACTCCGCGATCTCTTTTAAGCGCGATGGAAGGCGAATACAATTTTTTTAAAGCGGGGAGAGTTTTCTTTGCGTATAAAAAAGGCAAAGGCAAAAAACGCGGCAAGGAGTTCGCGCTTTTTATTATTTCAAAGTCAGTGAAAATACCGCCTCGGCCGTTTTTATATATCGACGAAAAAGATCAGGAGTATCTTATGAAACTTATTAAAGAAGGTGTTATGAGTTCTCTTGGAAGAAAGGGGTAAAAATGGAAAAAATAATTAACGCTTTACTTGAAAACATCCGTAATCTTGGAATTGACGCAATCCTCATGCCGCAGACTATATCGGCTAACAGACCGCGAGTTGATCTTTTTTTTAATAAAATCGAATTGGCAGGTATTGACAAAAACAATCCGGAGTCAGGAAAATCCGGCTGGGAGAGAATAACTTTTCTTGCAGAGTTTAAAAGCGAAGGCACACATAGCCGCTGGCTTACTGATACGATAATCGCTTCCCGCAAATTGCTTCCGCTTAACGAAAACAACATGAAGCTTAATATAACCGAAGAAAAAGTATATCACTTAAGCGCTCACTGGAGACGGCTTTCTGCAGGGCGTTTTGAGTATCCTGAAGAAGAAAAGTCATCTATGCCGGTAAGATACGTTGAGTTATGGGATATAACGATTGCCTATCCGGCGAATATTATTGCGAACCAGTGTACAGAACACTAGAGTTCGAAGGAGTAAAAAATGAAAGTAACAGGTAAAGACGGATTTCTTTACAGTATTGTTTTCGGACAGGCGCTGGTCGGCGGAGTCGATATAACGGTTCCAAAAGACGGATGGTATAAAATACAATCCCGCGCTTTAAACGGAAGCGGCATTCCCGCAAGCGATCCAGAAAAAAAGAGAGGACGCAGCCTTAAAGCGGGAGATTTTTATTTTGCAAGAAAAGATCAAGTTCTTGCTGCAGGAGACAGTTTAATTCCCTGGACATTAAAAAAAGTTTCTTTTACAACTGATGTAAGCGCGAACGCCCAGGGACAAGTGTTTGACGTAACAACGCAGGCTGATGTTGAAAGCGGAGTGAGGGCTTACGTTTCATCCGTGTTTAAAGACAGATCGGGTACCATTAACGGTCAGGTTGATGTCGACAGTGCGCAGCAGCGTTATCTGATAAACGAGTTCAGCGCCGTCATTACAGACGACGGTACATATGTCACTTATGAAGCCGCGAAAGCAGGTACTCACCACTTTATGCTCTCCCGCAGGGAAACAATTCAAGAGGGAGAAGTTGAAGCGTGGGAATATTTTCCTGTTGTTATCGAATCCTTCCAGACAGACAAGCCGATTGAAGGCGTATGTCCTTTTAATTTTAACTACCGCATTGACGGCACTCATAATCCGGGCATTTATTACAGAACTGTAACCGAAGGAGCTGATGCATGAAGTTTAACGCATTAAAAAATTACACTTTTTATCCTGTAATTGACGGAAACCTTGAGGTGCCAGAGTCAGAAAGATTGTCAATTGAGATAATCCGCCCGACTGCTGAAGACCACGAGTCTTTGGTATTTGTAGAGCTAACACAGCAGGTTCAAAAAGATTCCAAAGGAAAGGATGTTATTAATTCCTCATCAAGGACGAAGTTTAATACTCCTAAAATCCTTCGCAGGCATGTAGGCGAAATCAAAAACCTTATAATCGAAGATTCGGACAGAAAGGAAAAGTCTATAACAAGCGGAGAAGAACTTGCGGGAGCAAGTTTTACCGGAATGTTTAAACTGGTAAATGAAATCTGTATGGAAGTGTGCTCCGACAAACTTTCCGATACGCAAAAAAAAATCTAAAAATAGGCTTTAACCTTCTTTGGGAAGGATGGCACAAGCGGGAGATAAAATCCTGTTATGCTAATGAAAAATTATTATTACGTGAACATGTAATCAAAAGGGGTGAGGTAAATGATTATCTTACCCCTGAATTTTATTCGGCGTACAGTTTGTGGAGCAGGGTCAATCGTTACGGCTGGCCGAATGGGTTCGGCTGGATACATGAGCCTGCCTCCCTTGTTGAACTTGTAGAATTATTTGATACAGAACTTGAATATTTAAAGGAAAAAAAACCAGAATGCAGATAACGGATGAACTTCGGGTACTGGTAGAAGCGGAAGTTACCCGCGCAATCGAAAACTTTAAAAAACTCTCCGGCGGCATTGATGACGCAGAAAAAAAGTCAATGTCTTTGGGCGAAGCCCTCGATTCAATATCTAAAAAATCATTAATTGTATCAGGTATATTTGGTGGCGCAGCAGTAGCCGCAATCAAGTTTGCGGGCGAAAACGAAAAATTAAAACTTTCCTTAAAAAACATGCTTGGATCCGCAGAAGAAGCCACTGCCGTTTTTGAACAATGGCGGCAATTGGGATCCTCTCCCGGATTGTCAGCTGATGAAGTGTTTTCCCTCGGCAGAGCGATGGTAAACATGGGGCATGACACAGAGTACGCAACACAAACAATGCGGATGCTTGGAAACGTAGCCGCCGGAACGGGCGTTTCGTTTGGTGAAATATCAGGCTCTTTTGAACGCGCAAGGGCAATGGGAAATTTAACTACACGCGATTTAGTACGTTTACAACAGCAGGGAATCCCGATTGTAAAACAATTATCTTTAGAGCTTGGAACATCAGAAGAAAATATACGCCAGTTGGCTGCTGCGGGAAAAATTGGTTTTAACGATCTTGAAAACGCTTTAAAATCCATGACAGCGCCGGGAGGTCAGTTCGCGGGAATGATGGATGAGTTATCTGGAACCGTACTGGAAAAGTTTTCAACAGCTGCAAGCGACGCGAAACATGCGCTTGCTTCCTTTGGCGAAATGCTGCTTCCTTTAGCGACAAAACTTTTAGACAGCGCAAGTTCAGTCCTTCGCGGCATTACAGATATGGATGAAGGTACAAAGCGTTTTATTCTTGGCATGGGAGGCGTTATCGCTGTATCCGGTCCTGCAATAGCTGCAATTAAAGGCATACATGCCGCGGCGACATTATTAATGGCAAATCCTTTTATGCTTGCAATAGGAGGAATAATAACCGCTACAGGAGTTGTCGCAGGGTTAATAAATAAACAGGCGAATGCCTACGATGATTTGCAAAAAGAAATAAAGAAAACTGATGCGTCTGCCAAAGAACTGTTAAATACCTATTCAGGCGGAAACGATCAAAAATTGTTAGATGAAAAAATAACACGCGATTTGATTAAATTATACCCGCAATTGAGCGGCGTAATAAGCGCCAATACTACAACGGTAAGAGAAGCTGCAGAAGCTCAAGAGGCATTATATAAACAAAATGTCGTAGCTTCCCAGCAAAAAAGAATCGATGATCTTAGAAGATATCAGGAAAACCTGTCATCAATATTGATCGACATAAGAGAAATTGAAAGGCAGATTGCAAATCCGGAAGAAACTATATGGGATTCTGCCTTGTTAAACCAAATGCGAAATAAAAGTATTTTAGAAGCAGATGAAACTAGACAAGCGATAAACAGAGTGCAAGATGAAATTAATGTAGTTCTGTCGAGTATTGGAAAAAATGCTTTATATAACGGAGTAATTATCGACATTCCTGTGACCGTATCCGCAGACACATCCGGTATGGATAATATTCCGCCTGCACTTATAAATCTTAAAAAAACATGGCAGGAATGGTTTGGTGAAATCGCAAAAATTGATCCTGATTTGTTTGGTAACAGCGGAGCGCAGGCTGCAAGATTATATATAGGCGAATTTCAAAGAGGGTTTACCGCTCAAAACACCATTGCTGCAGCGTTAGGTGAACAATTAGACGTATCGGGTGTACTTAAAAGCCGACAAGCGGAAGTTCAAAAGGCTCTTGTTGAATTATTATCAATAAATCCTGATGAAATTAATCAGCCCTTTTCCTTAACGCATGAAGCCGTAAGCAGCCTTATTCGGGAATATCAGAGGCTGGGTAATGAAATAACAACGCTTAATAACGCGGCAAAAATAAATGAATATAATAAAACAATCGAAGAACTTCAAAAAAGGATTACAGACTTCGGAAAGTCAGAAAGCCAGCTTGCTTATGAAGCCGCAATCGCAAACGGCGCTCTGGAAAATCAAGCTTATCAGATAGCGCAACTTGTGGAACAGTATCAATCACTTGAAGAGCAGGCAAGAAAAACTGATGAAACAAACAGAATCTATGATGATTTGAATAAAAGAATCGCTGACTTCGGAAAATCAGAAAGCCAGATCGCCTATGAAGCCGCTATTGCAAACGGCGCGTTACATGAACAAGCAGATGAAATACGGCAGCTTACAGAACGTTATCAGGAACTTAATGATGAAGCAAATAAACTTGATGAATTAAACAGAATATATGATGATTTGAATAAAAGAATCGCTGACTTCGGAAAATCAGAAAGCCAGATCGCCTATGAAGCCGCTATTGCAAACGGCGCGTTACATGAACAAGCAGATGAAATATGGCAGCTTACAGAACGTTATCAGGAACTTAATGATGAAGCAAGAAAACTTAATGAATTAAACAGAACTTTTGACAGTTTAAATAAAAGAATCGCTGACTTCGGAAAATCAGAAAGCCAGATCGCCTATGAGGCTGCTATCGCAAACGGCGCGTTACATGAACAGGCTGATGAGATAAGACAGCTTGCAGAACATTATCAGGAACTTAATGATGAAGCAAGAAAACTTAATGAATTAAACAGAACTTTTGACAGTTTAAATAAAAGAATCGCTGACTTCGGAAAATCAGAAAGCCAGCTTGCTTATGAAGCTGCTATCGCAAATGGAGCGTTACATGAACAGGCTGATGAGATAAGACAGCTTACAGAACAATATAATCGATTAGTCGAGGAAACAAAAAAAATTGAAGACTTTGAAAGAACGATAACAAACCTTACAAAAAAAATTGATGATCTGGGAAAATCTGAACGCCAGCTCGCTTATGAAGCGGAACTTGCAAGACTTGGCCTTGATTCACAATCTGCCGCTGCTGTGGAACTGGCTCAAGTTATGGACAAATTATCCGTTTCAAATACACTTTCTTCTTTGAGCCGTGAAATACAAAACCTTGGTAAAGATCAGTATGAACTCGCACTTGCGACAATGACGGCAGCTGGCGCTACAGAAGAAGAAATCAAACAAGCCGAAGAAATGATTAATGTACTGCGCCGTTATGGGCAAAGCTTTGACGATTTTTTATCACATAAAATATCAAGCGGTCTTATGGATATATTCCCCAATCTTGAAAAACAAGCCGCTCAAGCTATCGGCAGCATATCGGCGAAGCTTTCAATGATGAGTTTTGACGGTCTTCTTGGCGGACTTAACGCAATTGGCGAAGCATTCGCTAAAGGAGAAAACGCCGCAGAGAACCTAAGACATGCGATGGCCGATATGGCAGGGCAGATATTGAATCAACTGCCTTCAATGTTCCTGCAAGCAGGGCTCCAGCTTATTACACAGGGGCAATGGCCAATGGGGCTCGCTTTTATCGCCGCTGCAGGATCATCCGCTTTAATAGGAGGTTATGTAAACGGTCGAATCGAGAAAGCATCAGAGAATATAACCGCGAACGCTTCTGCGAACGCTTCTGCGAACGCTCATGGAAATGCTTTTGATACTGGCAACATCGTCCCGTTCGCGCACGGCGGATCGTTTACAAACCAGATTGTAAATAAACCGACCTATTTCAGATATGGCGGAAGGTTTGGCGTAATGGGAGAAGCGGGGCCAGAGTCAATTATGCCGCTTCGCCGTATGGCTAACGGAGATTTGGGAGTCGCCTCGTCCGGAAGCGGCGCGGTTGTAACTGTTAATATTATAAATAATGCCGGGGTTGAAATACACAAGGAAGAACGTACTGACAGTAATGGAAACAAACAGCATGACATTGTCCTTGGAAAAGCTTTTAATAATCACATAACATCAGGCAGAGCGGATAACGCCATGAAGCGTTTTGGAATCCACCCTACAGGAGTATAATATGACAGAAATTTATTGGCCTGATACTCTTCCTGATACCCTGCTGATGGAAGGGCTTGCCGCAAAAAGATCATCTAATGTTATAAGAACACAAATGGACGCAGGTCCTAAAAAAGCCCGCCGCCGATATACTGCTTCAATAAAAACTTTCACAGGTAAAATGCTTTTAGACGCAGGGCAGCGTTTTGAACTTGAACGATTTTATCGTACAGCCCTTGCCGATGGCGTATTAAGATTTTATTTTACAGACCCTCAAACTCTTGAAAGGAGCGAATTCAGGTTTACAGACGATTATACGGAAAATTCTTCTTGCGGATTATTTGAAGTAACAATGACCCTGGAGCGTTTATGAAATTATCACAAAACGCGATAGTAGCAGCTCTCGCCCCAGAAACAGAAAAAGTATTTTTACATTTATTGACTATTGAAACATCAAATGGCGTATTACTGCGGTTTGTAGATAATAACCAACACGTCAGTTCCCGGGGGAATCAATATACAGCCGCGGCTTTTACGGTAATCCTGCCGGAACAGACAGACAGCGCTCCGCGCCCATGCCGTCTTGCGATAGACAATTCAGACCTTTTGATATTCCAGGAAATAAAAAACGCAGCAGGTCAGGATATAACCGTAACGGTATGCGTAATCATGTCAGATACCCCCGACATATACGAACGAGGCCCTTTAAAATACCGCTTACGGAATGTGCGCGCGTCAAAAGAAAGTATCGAAGGTGAACTATATGATTTTTATTTAAACGATCGAAAGTTTCCCAAAGACACATATTCGCCGGAAGATTTCGAGGGGATGTTTTACTGATGTACAAATGGGTAAAAAAATATATCGGAATTCCTTTTATCTCTAACGGCAGAACAGTGGAAGGCTGCGACTGTTATGGTTTAATACGCCTGGTGCTGCAAAACGAATATGGAATTTCTTTACCGGAGTTATCAAATAACTATAAAGACGCATTGAATATCAAAGAAACAATGCTGCTTTTTGCCAAAAACCTTCCGGTATTAACAACAAAAAAATTAACACAGCCGCAGGAAAAATCAATTGTTGTTATAACAGAAAATGGTAAACCCTGCCATGTAGGTATTACCGCAGGTGCAGGTTACATCCTGCATACAAACGCCAAAACAGGTAGCGTCTGTCAGAGAAGTTCTCATCCTGGTCTTAGGGGCCGCATAGAGGGGTATTACAGTGTCTGTTAAAATTATAGCCGAACTCAATCCATATAAAAGAGATCGGACAAGATTTACATCGAGTCCCAAACCTATATCGGAAATTATTAAAGAAATTAATTCAGGATTTCCCGTCTCTCAAGCGCGTGTTTGCCGTGACGGAGAGATTGTTACAGATTTATCATTATGTGCAAATGACGGCGATATCCTTTGGATCAAGTTTGTACCTTACGGTGAAAGCCCCAGGGAAACCGGAGGCTGGATGAAAGGCGGCGGTTGGGCGTTAATGGGGCTTGGAGCGCTTCTGATTTTTTCAGGTATCGGTAGTTTTATCGGAGCGGCTTTAATCGGGACAGGGCTTTCCATGGCGCTTGGCGGTACAATTTTAATGAACACAAATATACCGTCATTGGAAGACAAAGAAAAACCAGAACAGAATCCTTCTATCCGGGGAGGAAGAAATCAGGCAAGAGCTCATGGAAGAATTCCTGTGTTATTCGGAAGGCATAGAATATATCCAGATTTGGCGGCAAATCCGCATACACAGATAATCGGGAACAGCCAATATTACACACAGCTTTTCTGCGGAGGATACAAGGATTATGAAATTGACCTTGATAGTTTCAAATTAGGCGATACTCCAGTTATAGATTTGTCTCAAACAAAAGATATATCTCAAATACTTGCGGGTGATGATACTTTAATCAAAATCGAGATAATGCAAAACGGTGAGGCTTCAAATCTCTATCCCCACTGCGTACACGAGGAAGCTCTTAATGTTCCGCTTTTAAACCAAATTGACGATGGCGACGGAAACATGATATCAGGCGAGGTTATAAGAACAACGCCTGAGAACACGGATAAAATAAATATTGATATTTTCTTTTTAAACGGCATTGGTAAATACAACGATTCAGGCGATCTTGTCTCTGCGTCTGTAGAGATCAAAACGTCATACAAACCTGCCGGCTCGCCCGATTTGGAGTATCAATCCCTCGGGTTTTTTAACGGTTCAACAAATGTTATAACAGCGGCGGAACTTAAAACCAGGCGTTTTCAAGTTACTAAATCAGGGCTTGTTCCAGGGCAATACACCGTCAAAATAGAACGTATAACGGAAGATTCCCAAGACAGTAAAATAATCGACGCTGTTCACGTTGGTTCCATAAGATCTGTCAAATCAAAAGATATTAATGGCAATATAATCCGTCCAATCCGGCAAGAAAAACAAAAAGAACTGACAATTATCGCCTTGCGTGTTATGGCGACCGCCAAGCTTAACGGCGTAATCGACAGTTTTAACTATGTGGCACAGTCAAAACTTCCTGTATTTTCAGGTAACGGCACAGGCGTTTTGTCCTGGCAAAATATAGAAAAAACGCGAAATCCCGCTGCGATGCTTCTTTACGCTTTGCGCGGCAGGGCTTCCCAGCAGATTGTAGACCCCGATGATATCGACTGGACTTCGCTTGAAGCGTTTTATACTTGGTGCGAAGAACACGAATATACATGTAACGCTTACCTTTCAGAATCTGTTACAATTTCCGAACTATTGCGGATGATTGGCAATACAGCCCGCGCTGATGTCGTCAAAATTGATTCCAAAATAAACGTTATACAGGACATAGAACGTCCTTCCCATATACAATTATTCACTCCCAAAAACTCAATCAGTTACAGCATCACAATGTTCAGCGCCGATGTACCCGATGCCATCGCTTTGAGGTTTATCGATGAAGACGCGGGATTTATTCAAAATGAACTGTCTGTCTATAACACCCCTGATGGAAACAGAGTCAGTGAACCGGAGACAATACAGAAATGCGATCTTTTTGGTGTTACAGATTCCGTTCAAGCCCGCAGGATTGGAATGTACAATTACGGCTGCATTAAAAACAGACCGTTTGTACACACAATAGAAGTTGATATCGAATATTTACTATGCAACAAAGGCGACTGGATACAATACGCAGGAGATATCGCTTTAACAGGATCAGTGCAAGGCAGGATTAAAAGGGTTTTTTTTGATTATGATACAGGGTATTGTACAGGCGTCCGGCTTGATGAACTGGTTGAAACAATACCAGGCGTTCAATACGCGGTACGCATACGTCTATCAAACGGAACAATACTGTTTAAAAACATTGAGTTTATTATAGATTCAAACGAAGTTTATTTTACAAATCCTTTAAAAGGAACAATAGAAGAAGGCGATGTATACGCTTTTGGAATACGCGGATACGAAGTTATAGACCTTATTATTACAGACATCCAGCCAGGGCAGGATTTATCTGCAGTGCTCACATGCGTTGAATACAGCCCTGAAATTTTTAACGTTGATAAGCCTGATTTTATTCTGCCGCAATTTCAAAACAAAATAACGCCTGTTTCCGGCGCGATTGACTCAGGCGTTATCAATCCCGATCGCTGGATAAATTTTTATACATATCACGAAGGCGAAGAGCAGCCTCCAAGACCAACAGCTGACGGCCAAAGTAACGGATGGCATCACGTGCAAACCGTACAAAGCCGCTGGGTATCAACAAAAAGAGCGTTATCTGTAGACGACGGTTTTTGGGGACCGGCGCTTGCAATCAGAGGAGAGGACGGTCAGTTCACCGATTACCGTTTCGCGAAAAATACATCATTAAATATGGCTCCGCCTTTTACAGGTCAGGATACAGATAACCCTGGTGATAACTGGGAAGATATTCCTCCGGTAATAAGCGAAGGCGAATACCTGTGGATGATAACTTCAGACTGGAGAAAAGAACACAGGCTCACTCCCTGGTCGCTTCCGACAAGGATATCAGGCCCCGCGGGACCTGTAGGACAGAATGCTATCTATTTACATCTTGATAACGAAAACCATTCAATCGCCTGTGATGCAAACGGAAATCCAATTGCCGGATCTCTTGGGTTTACAGTACAAGCTGCTGTATATGACGGCACAATGGCAGTAACCGGTACCGATGTTGTTTGGTCTTTAGTTTCTGATTGCGTAAACATTTCTATTAATAATTCCGGAACCATTACAGTACCGGAAAATGCAGTTTTGGATGATACTACTTTAGTAACTGTAATCGCGATATATAAGGAAGTGTCTTTTTTAAGTACGTTAACCCTGGTAAAGGTACGCGCCGGATCTTACGGATTGGACGGTGATGATGCCGTAGTGTTTTCCATTCAGCCGTCTGTAAGCGTTGTAAGAAAAAATCAAAACGGAACCCTTGATCCTTCAAACGTTACATGTAACCAATTTATTCATGTAGGAAATCAAATCACTGTATCAAACGAAAGGTTAATGTACAGGCTTTCTACAATGTCATCTGAAGCTGTTTATCCCGCTGGCGGGGTGAATATCGGCAGCGCAGTCTGGCTGGATTTTATCCTCTATCACGGATCTGGAATGATACTCGATCGTCAAAGGATACCTGTATTGTCTGACGGACAGGACGGTATGGGAATTGACGCTCTGCCAAGGGATGCATGGGCTTATTACCCTTGTGATGACGCAACAGATATATTCCTGCCTGACAACTCCGGTAATAACAGGCACATGGCAATAACCGAAGGCATTACATTAGCCGCAGGACCTGATGGCAGGGGCGCAATAGAATTTGACGGCTCAGGCGCGGCATACATACAAAACACGCAGGAGTTGTTTTACCCAGAAGGTGATTTTACTTTTGCTTTATGGATATATAAAACTACAACAGGAGAATCCCAATATGTTATAGCAAATGTTGAATCAGGCGGCGCCGGAATACAAATTAATGCTAATGGAGCTATACAATTCCGCGCGATGTCAGGAGGCGTCACTTATTATCTGACATTGCCCATAACAAGAGTTCCTGATAACACTTGGCTGCATATAATAGCAAAATATAATGCTGTAACAAGAGTTGCTACAGCAAAAATTAACAACGTACCTGATCCTGTTACTCTCACCCTTCCCGCTCCAATCCATTGGCCTACGGTTGCAAGAGGTGTACCTGTTGCTCTTGGAACTAATCCGGGTCAATTTACTGCTACCGGAGCGTTTGTCGACCAGGGCAGTCGTTTCACTGGTTTTCTTTCGGATATAGCGATTTTTACACGCCTTACAACAGATGAAGAAGACGAAGCTATGTATAAAACAAGGCTTATAAGAAGCGGCGTAAGCAGGGGTATTACTTCAATACAATATAAGTTCCGTCTGACTAACACTGCCGTTATGCCTAATCAAAACTGGTCTGACAGCGGTTGGCTGACAACTGCGCCCTCTCCGGATGCGGTTAACCGCTGGTTATGGTACATCGAACGCACGACCTTTACAAACAATACTACTCAGGATTTAACAGGCCTTGAAACAATTCACGGGCTTACAGGTCTACAGGGTACTTTGGGAAATTATCATGACTTAATTTACAGAAGAGCTCCGAGAGATTCGCTTCCGGGCAATTCACCTCCAGCCGCTCCACCGTCTGTTAATATGCCTGACGGCTGGACAAACAATCCTTCAAGCGCAAGCGGTAATGATCCGTTATGGATGAGCCGGGGAATAAAAAATTCACAGGGAGTATTGCAGGGCGCGTGGAGTAACCCTGTAATTATAAGCGGAGAAAACGGAAAAGACGGTTTGGGAATAGATTCAATCCCTGATGACCCCTGGGCTTATTATCCTTGCGATGATTTACCGGATATTCCTGATAATCACGCAGGACAAAAATACAGAGGCGACCCTCAATGGATAGGATGGAGCCTTGGCAGCGCGGATACTTTAGGAAACATAACTAATGGTATTCTGACAATAAAAACAAGATCGACTTTAGCATCAGCATTAAGACCTGTTATTACAGGCGGGGATATATTAATTGCCAGAGCCAGGCAAACAGATGGTGTTTTAAATAACTTGAATTTCGGTATTGTTTCAGCAGATGGTTCTGCTGTCAGAACAGCTATAGGGCGTCTTACAAGAGACTGGCAAATATTTTCTTATGTTGTCCCTGTCGGATATAACAGTATTCAATACATGGATATTACAAATTACACTGTCGCGCCAACAACGCTGGAAATTTCACATCTTTACATAGGAAATGCTTCTTATCTTGTTCCTTTGACAGACAGCTCCGGTAATAACAGGCATATGAGAATCTCGCAAGGAATGCTCCCGGCTTTAGGTCCTTCGGGAAGAAGCGCTCTTAACTTTTTAGGTAATGGCGCGGCATATGTTCAAAACACACAGGAGTTATTTTATCCCGAGGGTGATTTTACTTTTGCTTTATGGATTAAT